TAACCCACTTTCATTGCTTGGCATGTCAACCAAAACACCGTAACGACCATAGCAAATAAGGTTATCCGTTATCTCTTGCGCTACTTCTCGAAGTCCTGCGCCTGAGCCATCAGCGTTATCAAGCAGGTAGTCAATTGACGGGTCAAGATTTGACTCTGGCTCATTACCCCAAACCATACCACCAAAACTTTCAAATGTTCGCGCTGTAGCATTAAAGAATCTACCTCTCGACCAGTAAGCATCTGCTCGCTGAGTATTTATATTATTACAAGCTCTTGCCTGCTCTAATGCGTAACCTTCTAAACCGTTAAGATTGTATGTTTGATATTGCGGAGAAGGTAAACAAGTGACAATTTTTAATACGTCCATCTTGCCACCCATACAGGCGCGCACTTCCTGGCGTTTTAGTCGCTGCTCTTCATACTCGTTATCAGGCGAGCATAAACTACTTTTATTGTCCATTGTTTAAATAACCCCGTTAAATTTTAATCATTATAGCATTAACATAATAAATTTAAAATAACACCTAATACAAGTTAAAACCGCCTCGTTTACCTTTAGCGTGGTATTTCTCTGTAGCGTATCTAAGGCAGTCAATGAAATGGTTAAAATCATCAACTGGTTTATTAGTTGTCTTATTTGTTTTTTTATCTATAGCCCATGAATAGTTATTAAACTCTGTCATAAATTCTACTAGGTGGGCGTTTAATATAATCTCGTAATCTAGCAAAAAATCTATACCTGAGTTTATAGAATCCTTTCCTTTTTGTGCCCCTTGTATTCTAACGCCTTTGCTCTTGATAGCGTCTATTGATTTAGGCTCGCTACTATCTGCCGTTGTCATATGCTTGTGAACTTGCATATCTTTTAGCTTTGCAGATATGGCGTTATTACTCATTCCTTTGGCGTAAAAACCGTCATACACATAAAGCTTTTTATTATCAATATCTATGTAGTTTTGACTGAACGCACTAGGATCGTTAGTGTAACCAAAATCAAGGCCCTGTAAACATATTAGGTTTTCTACTTCTGAATGCCTAATTAATCTTTGCTCTACGTTTTGGAATATCAGCCCTTCAGCAGTACCCCAATTACCAAGCGCATATATATTATAATATCTAGGGTTTGACTTCTTCTTGTTCTCCATAACCATTTTATACTCATCATCTATAAAAGAGTTATCCAGGTAAGTTGTTTTTAATGTGAATACTCCTTCGATTGGATCATCAAAGAATATTTTTTTAATCCAGTGCTGTTCACTGATAGGATTCAATGTAAGTATGATTTGCTTTAAGCAGTTAAAGTCACCACGTAAACGTAAATCTAATTGTTCAAAATCTTCTTGTAATAGCTCGGTTGCTTCTTCTACCCATATAGAAGTAACACCCTCAATAGACTTTAGTTTCTCAACATCATCAAGACCGCTGAACATGAACTGTGCGCCGTTAGGCTTGTATATCATTGTTCTATCTGTTTGGTTGAAGTGAAACTCTTTAGTTAACCCCCAAATAGATATAATGTTTTTTACAAGCGTCCATACAGACTTTTTAATGGTTCTGTCTACTTTGCGTATTATAAGAAAGTTGTGCTTAACTTCTGATTCATTAAGCATGCGGAAAAGCAGCTTTCTAGCTACTATGTGAGACTTACCAGAACCAGCACCGCCCCATGCAATTTGATATCGTGATTTGTTTTTAAATAATGGTACGAATGCAGGGGATTTACTTTTAACGTGGTTCTGAAATAACTTTAAATCTATTTTACCAGTCGGCATGATTAACTTTTGTTATTATGTGAGTGTTATCGACTGTAGACTTTTCATTGAATGCTTGAACGTCAACATGCTTACCTATTAAATCAAGCGCCTTGCCTGCTCCTGAAGGGCTAAAATCTTCACCCTCTACCATGCATCTGTTTAACAGCTCGTTACTCTTAATTAGCACGTATTCAGCGTCTATCTTGGTTTTACTCGCTCTATCTTCGAACAGTTGACCTATTCTCTCGCTTATGTTGAGTTTTGCTAAGTTTTGACAGCCTATGTCTTTTGCGGTGTGTTTTGAATAGCCAGCACGTATAGCTGCTTGTGTTGCNTTCAAATCTATCAAGTATTCAATACAAAATAGCTCTTGTTTTTTTGTTAATTCTGCCATCGTAGCCCTGCCGTGATGATTGCCCCGCTAGGGCGTTACGGTTTAACACCTAATAAAACAGCTAAACTAGTAATAATTATACCGCCAGCTATTAATAGAAATTTACTGCCTATGTTGTGCCAGTCTTTACTCTTTGCCAATATAGGTTTTGCATATTCCTGAAACTCTCTAGTCTCTTTTTTAAATTGATCGGTATTTTTACGTTCGTTCTCAACGGTAGCAATATGCTGATAAAACGTGGTAAATGTCTCACTCATTTTGTTAATAGCGCCTTCCATTTTAACCAATGCTCTTTGGGTGTTTTCGCGATCCTCCCTGATGGCCGCGATTAACTGTTGGATTTCTGTTGTCATAGTGCTACTCGTTATTTCTACAATTACATTTTATTTTATCATACAATTGTAAAATTAACACTACGGCGCGACATGCGAACAATAGAATTAGAGATATTTCTGATATTGTTTCTAATTGCCCCGATTTTAATAGTCGAGTAAATAATGAGAATATGACAGCATATAACAAGATGTTCGATATTGTTATAAACAACCGTTTCATGTGCTCCATAAAATCCCTCTACCCCATAAAACGCGGCATCATACGCTAGTACAACACATAATAAGCACATTATGACACAAGCTGCCCTAGTATCTGCGTTAAATCCATTACAAAACATTACATAACTGTAAATTATAAATGTTATTAAATATAACTGCCCCTCGGTAAAGCTGTCAAAAAAGCTGCATTCAAATAATAAACAACTCATAAAAAAAGCCGACAATAGCTGCGGCTTTTTTATACATATTGATACAATAGCGTAGAGTAAAAATAATTCAGTATTTTTACTTTGACTGTTTACTACCGCTAGAGCGCTTTCGCTTTCTTGTAGAAGCCATTGAAATAAATCCATCTTGTTAAAAGTCCTTGTATATTAACAGTATTGTTTCTTAGGCACAATACGCCTGTGATTTGGTTTTGTTCCTTTGTGGTCGATTGGTTTATCCATTACTTACCCTTGTTTTTAAATGCTGCGTAAATACCGCCTGGTGCTACTGCTGCCATTGCTGCCATGGGGTCATAACCGTGACTAACCATGTAAAACGCTAAACCGTACCCCACATAACCAGTTATTTGTCTACCCATCTTGTGCAAAGCATCAACCCAGGGAATCGTTTTAGTTTGCAACTCTAGCGTGTAGCGCTCCTGCTTTAATCGCTCAATGTTGCCTTTAATTTGATTTAGTTTATCAGGGTCTTCAATAGCCTCTGATACCAAATCAACAGTCTTATCAAATAGTCCGAACCAGCTCATGGTTTACCCCTTGTGTGCTTCAATTATCGCTAAACATATAGCTTTTTGTGGGTTTTTGTCGTGTATCTCACCATCGTTGACAGGTATATAAACACCTAATTCATCGCCCCACCACTCTGTATCTACCTTGTGCTTAACCATCAAATCAAAACATAAAGCCTTGTCTGTTAGTGGGTTGTAGTTCCCGTAACAGTTGTCAGGATATATGTTTGCATAAGCACTTCCACAACTTGGTCTTACGTCAGTTGATACCCTGTAACCCTCAATCTCTGCAATACGTTTGCATATTTCTAAATCAGTCATGGTTTACACTCCAATTCTTTCTTGTGCAATGTTAAAATAATTCTCGTCTAACTCAATACCGATAAAGCTACGGTTTAGGTTTTTAGCTGCTACGCCAGTAGTGCCACTGCCCATTGTGAAATCTAAAACCGTTTCGTTTTCGTTGGTGTAGGTTTTAATTAGGTACTCCATTAATGCAACTGGCTTTTGTGTTGGGTGCACTGTGCCTTGTGCGTTATTGAACTGCAGTACACTGTTTGGCATTGTTTTATTTGGCGGGCATTTCCGAGCATCAAGCTTGTGATCACCATAACAATCTGTTTTCTTT